AGGTATAGTAACTGAAGCTTGTGAAAAAGCAGACATTACAAGAAGCAGACACTATGCTTGGATGCAAAGTGATGAAGAATATAAGAAAGCTGTAGATGATATTGATAGTAAATTTATTGACTTTGCAGAAACAAGTCTTAAGAAACAAATAAAGGAAGGTAACACAACTGCTACTACTTTCTTCCTAAGAACTAGAGGACGTAAGAGAGGTTATAATGAGAAACAAGAAATAGACTTGACTTCAGGTGATGAACGTATCAAAATAAATATTAATCTTGGTGATTAAACCTGACCTATTAGAAATCAATCCACAATTTACACCTAAACAGAAAGAGTGTTTAAAGTATCTATTTGATGATAAGACTAAAGAGGTTTTATTTGGAGGTGCAGCTGGTGGTGGAAAGTCTTGGGTAGGATGTAGTTACTTAATTACTATGTGTCTTCAATATCCAAAGACTAGATACTTGATGGGAAGGTCAAAGCTAGATGCTTTAAAAAAGACTACATTAAATACATTCTTTGAAGTATGCACCGAGTGGAACTTAAAAGCTATTAAGGACTACACGTTTAATGGATCAAGTAATGTGATAACCTTTTATAATGGTTCTGAGATAATATTAAAGGACTTGTTCTTATACCCATCAGACCGAAACTTTGATAGTTTAGGTTCGCTTGAAATAACAGGTGCTTTCATTGATGAAGCAAATCAAATTACTGAGAAGGCTAAAAACGTAGTAGCATCAAGGCTAAGATACAAGCTTGACGAAAATGGCTTAATACCTAAGATGCTTATGACTTGCAACCCTGCAAAGAATTGGGTGTACTCAGAGTATT